GTTGTTCTCGGTTCATACCTTCTAAACCTATATGGCTTATTTCTTTCCTATCTACAAAGTGTCCTGCCATCTGATCTCTTCTAAACTGAGCAGTAATTGCTGCTGTCATCTGGCCTTTTTTCTCTGACACATCTCGCATTCTGTTGTAGTGCTTGTATGACAATAGTTTATCTTTCTCTTCTTTCTCTAGTTCCTGAGCCATACGTTTTTCAAAATATCTAACTACATGAGGATTCTTATCTGGATTTAATAACCTACTAGCTTGATCTGTAGGTCCATATTTATTTGTTGAAGTAAAACCCGCTTGCTTAGCGGCTTCTACTTTCGAAATTTCGCCATAATTGGAAACATAAATATCAACAAACTTACGTTGTTTAGGTGTAAGTTCTGATATTGTTTTTAACTGATTTGACTTTTTTGGCACGTAATTACTATATACCCCTTCCTTAGAAAATAAAACTCCCTAGTAAAAATTTCTACCCCCCACTCGTAAGGAGTATAGTTACTCCTAGAAATTTCTAGGAGTAAAACTGGTTCTAGGAGTAAATCTAGGAGTAAATAAGTGTTGGTATTAGCGAATAATAGTCAATTACTCCTAGACTCCTAGAAAAAAAGGCTATTTTTTCTAAAAAGTTTTTTTTAATTTTTTTTTCTAAGCAGTGGGTATATACCAAAATCTAGGAGAAACCACGTAAAACCTAGCTTTTTGATATCTGGTTCTAGGAGCGTGTACCTTAGAACCATTATAAACTACACATTTCACTTGACCCCTGTGACCAATTTGATAAGGTGTAAGAGTAAATGTTAGCTTTTTTTCATATTACGCTCTTTGAATCAACTAAGGAGGAAAAAATGACTTGACTATTTAATCAAAATAAACTAATGCGAACGCTTGATTATGTTTCATAATCATTCTTTCTAAGTTAGTTGGAAGAGGGCAGTAACCGGGAGACTGGTACTGCCCTTTTTATTTATAGTGATGTTACTAAATTTGAAATAAACGCAGTAGTACACAAATCAACTGCATGTCTCAAATGTTCTAGATGTTTTCGGTGATATTTTTTAGATTCTTCTTCCTTACAATTTCGATACTTAGTAAATTGTAGTGAATATTTTTTCCAGGCAAAGTTCCTTGGACTGAAGGCTATATCGCCTTTCATAATAGCCATTTTATATCGTTCTTTTACATGCTCAGGCTCAAAACCAGCATAATAACAAACAGTATGAAAATCAGTAGTATTCGACATAATCCATGCGTGAGCCTCGCATTTATAGATTGAAGGCTTTCTTTCTTGAGACCTGGATCCTGCGTCTTCGATGGCATTGACTAACACTCCTCTCCATAATTTCTCTTCAGGTTCTACTTCAGTGCTCAACAACTGAGCTGCAAAACTAGTGCCCATAAGTTTTAATAAGGAAAGAGAGTAAGTCACGATGGTAGATAGTTCCCTCTATATCTCTACGAGATTTTTTTGATTTTTCATAATCAATATGTACACCATCAATGATTTGGTGTATATCCTCTCCAGAGTGTTTAGGTTGATCTTCGTGCTTCGTGAAAATATCTCTAGCCATGGATCTATTATAATGATTTATCTGCGTTTTTTCCACCTTTGATGACCTTTAATTTGTAAAGTTTAGCCTTACTTTTAACTTTTTTTTCTTTTCCAAACTGCCACACAGCCTGGATATCAGCCATTACTTGAGGATCAAACGTTTCTTTATAACCACATTTATCGCCCATGTATAATCTAAACATGATGCTTGTGACTTTAGAGTAATCTTTTTTCTCTAACTTGTTGGCTAAGATTTTAAGACTATCTAAAAATGGACTAGTGGATTGTTGTTTTCGAGCCACGTTTTACAAACTCCTCTAATAACTTGATCAGCTTTAACACATATTGTGTTTCTACAACTGGGTCTTGATCCGTGGTTCGTTTAACATTTTCAAAGTGACCTGCTCCTCCACACTCTTTGCAAGTTTGCGTTTCTTCATACATGGCTATTCTGACATAGCCATTGCCCTTGCAATTCTTACAAATCTTGTAGGGTTCACCAAATTTTATATTCATATTTTTCTTATATTTCTTTTTTGACATAAGTAAAGGGTTTATTTCTAGGGTTACGATTTTTAGGCCAACGACACTTGAACACTTGTGTGACTACACTGTCTAAATTTTTCTCGTCACCAGTTAAGATAGTAATATCATGACCATTCTGAACTGCATGCACATGGTGTCGAATATAATTATTAACTTTTATAACTCGTTCTCCTTTTTTTAAATCATCAAGGTAATTATCAAAGTCAATACAATCTTTATCGGACATCATTCTTTACTCTCCGTATAATCATCAAGTTTATGATAATGTTCATTGTCCCTTAAAATTGCGATAGCATCATCACAACTTTTAATTACATTTTTCTGTAACTTATCTAGACTTTCTTGAGTATCTTTTAAGCTTTTTTCCAACCTTACTATTGTTGCTTTTAGCTTTGATATTTCGTCCATCTAAGTCCTCCTTTTTAATTAATTTTGGATCCATTTTTAAAACTAATTCTTTATACTCAGGGATAGAAAATTTATTTTTCATTGCCTGGTATTCTACATATTCATTTACAAGTTTTGAAATCATTGATGCAGGTGATCTAAACTTATGATTACAAAGTCCTTGCAAGGTATCGTAATCTGCTTTTCTTACTGCAACTGATTTAAATTTATTTATATCCATGTTTTTTTAACTCCTGTTTCATCTGTTGTTTTGTTTTAATTTTAGGATTTGGTAATACAATACACATTCTTTCAAAGTATGGATTGTTGTCACTGAAGTCCCAACCTCTTTTTTTGCTCAATCGATAGTGAGCTTTATACTGTCTATCTTTCCAATCTACATTACCCATAAAACTCCTAACATGACTAATGCTAATTTAGGAAACATGAAACACAGTAAAATTATAAATGCTAAAATATGAATCAAGTTCATCTAGACTCCAATTCATTCATAGCTAAGATATCACACAGATCTGTGTGTAATGGTTTTTGATATTCGTCCTTGTGTTTGATATGAACATTTTTTAGTTTATCTGATATCTCATCAAAACTTTTTCCTTCAGATAATGCTAAGTCCATCTTCTCAACCAAAGATCTAAATATTTTTGATTTACTTTTTAAGTTCATTGTTTTTCTCCTTGTCCCATCTACATAAGAAATCCCATGTAAGTTGTCAAGACAAAAATATGATATAATAAATTATGAAAGAATATTTTATAGCGGGTATGATTTGTTTATTAAATCCTGTTTCGGACATGCCTCAGTGCTTTAATTTTCATGAAGATCCAATAAATTATTACAACTTAGAAGACTGCAAAGCATTTTCTACTCAAAAAGCCAATGAAATGGCCGATAATTTCACTGCAAATGGTTTTCAAATACTTGAATTAAGAATAGCCTGCCTGGTTGACAAACAACACAAAAACACTTGATTTTACACTAAATAGTTGATAAGATTATCACATGAAGCAATATCGCTTTCAATGTTATGCAGCTGGACTGTATTTTACTAGTGTCGTAAACGCTGCTGACGATGAAGAGGCGATTAAAAACTTCGCATCGAATTTAAACCAAGGTTTATATTCGGTTAAAAAGGATGGTTTCGGTCGAGGAATGCGTCGATACCATTTAACTTATGAGGAGCTAGATAATGGCACTACAAAAGTTAATATCGGAGAAACTTCTGCTGGAGTCCAAGTGGGCATCACAGGCACTAGCACAGGGTAGAGTTACTACTGACATGAAGTGGATTGATATTAAAATTAAAGAGCTTAAAAATGCTATTAACGAACAAAGCGTTACAGATGCAAGAGAGCTTTTTGTTGAAAAAACTGGTTAATTAACTAGTTAAAATTTTTTTCTAAAAAATCATTCATTTGATTAGGGGGTTCTTGCCCTCTTTTAAACAGGTCTTGTGCCATGCACACTCACCACAAAAATATTCGTTGTTCTCTATTATGACTGCTATTTTAAATCTACAGTCCTTACATTTTCTTGGAAAATGTGTGTGACTTTCTCGGTATACTTTTTCATTTTCCCTTGCCATAGTTTCTCCATTAAGTTTGATACATCAGGATGTAGCTCCCAGGTTAAAACATTTAATCTAGAAAAAAAATTTACTTCTTCATCTGACTTAGCAACATAAAATAAACTTGCATCCCCATGTTTTTTGATAGCTTTGAATCTATGATTGCCATTTCTTAATTGTAATTTTTCATCAACTACTAACGGACACAATAAACCCTGTGTCTCTATATCTCCTCTTATAGTTGCTTTAAATTCTGCGTGTGTGTTGTGTATTATTTTAATATCTTTAAATTGTTTTATCTGTAGCCTCTCTTTAAAGATCATGTACAAAGGCCAAATAACTTCTCCATGACCTACTACAATGTTTTTATGAAGCTTGTCCAAAGTCATCTCCTAATGCTACATCTACTTTACTTGGCACTTTAAATTCCATACAAGTTTCCATTGTTTCTTTAATGGTGTTTATATCATTTTCATCTTTGATATCAAAACATAATTCATCATGTATTTGTATTTTAGGTAAATACCCAGCCTCATAACAACTTACGATTGCTTGTTTTGTTTGATCAGCTGCAGATCCTTGAATCAATCTATTTAATGCTTTGTAGGTAAAGGCTCTTTTAATATTTTGTCTACCGTATTTTGAAGATGCGTTTTCAAATGTTTCTGGTGTGTGAATACCAAAATCTCTTGGCTCCCACATATCAAATCTACACTTACGACCTTTCTTAGTTCTAATAATACCCTCATCGCTTGCTTTTTTCATACATCTATCAGATAATAGCTTCACAAATGGTACCTTTCTATTATATTTTGCTATTAGCGCTGACGCTTCTTCTGTTGATAATCCAAGAGAATTGGCCAGTTTATTCTTTCCCATACCGTACATTAGTCCTAATCCTATTGTCTTTGCTTGTTTCCTTTCTATGCCTGCTAAATCAGCTACAGTTTGATGAAAGTCTGTCTCAGAATTTGCATATGCCTCTACAAGTTCATTGGATCCCTCGTATCCTTCTCCTATAGAGGCTGCGTAGTGAACTACCATTCGTGGTTCTTGTTGGCTGTAATCAAATGAACCCCATCTACAACCTTCTTCTGGTAAGAAGAGACCTCGGATTTTAGGTCCAAAGTCTTTGTTACGTGCGGGTAACTGTTGAAGATTAGGATTAGCCATAGACAAACGGCCAGAGACAGTCCCACCACTGTCAGAACGTAACTGATTAATCTCAGCATGTATCCTCCCATTAAATTCATATCTTAAAATTGAGTCCAAGAATGTACCATGAAACTTGTTGATCTCTCTAGCTTGTGCTATAAATTTACTAATTTCGTGTTTCGAATTAGCTAACCAATTAGATGTAAAAGATGGCTCATGAGTTTTGTCAGTACGTGGATAATCTATCCCTAACTTGTCGTAAGCTTCTCCTATTTGTCGTGCTGCCCATATGTCTATGTCTTTTCCTACTAGCTGTTTTATTTTTTGCAAATATTCTTTCTCTTGTTCCTGAAATTCCTTTTTCAATCGATGAGCTCGCTCCACATCAACTCTTACACCCTTCGTTCTCATTTCAATTAAAATAGGTAACAACTTAGCTTCTAAGTCCCAAATTGTAGTTAAATTCTGATTAAATAATTCTGGTTTAAATCTTTGCCATAACAGGTACGTGAGCCGTGCATCTTGTTCCGCATAGAACCCGACATGCTCTGCAGGTAACTTCCACATCTCCGCTTTTGGATCGATGCCATGATCCTTAGCTGCTTCGTTTAAATCTGTTTCGGACTTGAGCTCACCAAGATAATCTTTAGCTAAACCATTCAGACTATAAGACCATCTATTTTCATCTATGACTGCTGCAGCAATCATCGTATCTACAATTTCTCCATTCACCTTGATACCCATTTGTTGTAACCAACCTACATCGTATTGTGCATTGTGAAATATTTTTCTACAAGGTAAAGCACATACATCTTTCATGTACTGTAGGACTTGTTTCTCAATCATATTACCACCACCATAATGTTTAAATGGGTAATAACCTTGCCATCCTTCTACAGCTACTGCGAAACCAATAACATAACCATTACCAGTTGCCCAACCTGCTCCTAACTTATTGTTAATACCTTCGTCTCTAGTTTCTAAATCGATAGCGATCTCATCATACTTACTTAAATCTTTGTATTCTGATGGACATGCCCAAATATGTTTCTTAAAGTTAAATGTAAACTGTAGTCCTGTCATTTTGCTTCCTTTTTATTGTAATAATTAACCATTGCTCGTGTTCCTTCATACTTTTCTAATCGTCGTTTCATTCGTTGATTCTCTAAATAAAGTTTTTCATTTTTCTTTTTAAAATACTCAATTATCTTTCTATATTTAAGATCTAAATTAATACCTATGCTATTTCTTTTTATGGACATCTTTAAGCTTTAGTATTTCTAAATCACAATAATGTTTTATTTTTTCTAAATCTTCGATGCCATTCTTATTTAAATATCTGCAAACGTATTTCACAACGTTCCCCTGGAAGAAGCTGAGATTATTTTTAGATATAAATTCATAAGGTTGTATGTGAAAATCTTTATAATGAGATCCTCCAATTTGTTTATCTTGTGGGAAAATTTCTTCAAATAATTTTTTATTGGTCATACTCCACACATCCCTTCGCACTCATTATTAAATAAATCTATTTGCTCATCCTCTTTAAATTTAACTTCATCTAAAGGAACACATTGTCTATGTACAAAATTTTTAATTTTAGGATTGTGCATACGCATCTTTTTATCAAATTCTACAGCAGATGCAAATTCTTTTGGTCTTTGATCTCTCATTTCAATCCAAAATTTATCATCATGAAAAGGACAACCAATGCATGCACTCTTTACTGGTATTTTAAATCCTTTACCCTCATACCATTTTAAACAATCTGCTCGTGACATATTTTTTTCAATTAAAGGCCATTTGTTTTTTTGCCACCAAAATCTTGAGGGCTTCATTCGCATAGCTTCATCCGTTGATATACCAACCCAAACTTCAACAAATTTATCTTTTGGAAATCTTTGTCTTGGTTTTAATCCAAATATTTCTCTTATTTTTTTAGCAATTGGAGTTATTTTGTATTCTCTTGTACATTGTCTTCTACCCATTCCCTTTTTACCTTCTGCATTAATTGTATAGAAAGGAGCGCTAGCAAATTGATTACCGCCTGGTGCGAGAGCCTTGAGTATGTCATCTTGAATATTACCTTTTTTTACAATATGCACAGGATAACTTAAAATTGTTTTTAAATAATTTAAATGATCTAATACAGGTTTAGGTTCCCAACCCGTGTCTGCAAAGATTGCTGCATCAGGTTTATCTCCAAACTCTCCTGCATCTGCCATCAAAGCCATAGTAGAGCTTTGCACCCCTGCTCCTAATGATAATATTTTTAACGCTGGTTTAGTACTGTCCATATTGCCTTTCCTATTTCTTCCGCGATTTGTGGGACGATAGAGTTTCCCAATGCTTTAAGTCTGTGTACTCTGCCGGGTACCCCATTAGCCACTCTACCCACGTTGGGTTCAAACTCCCACCAACTTTCTCCCCTAGATTGCTCTTGCCTCGATCTATCTTGCTGTCCTTGTACATAAACTCTCTCGGTGTCGGCCACATGATGTTTGGATGTGCTACTTGATCGTTCAAACTGATAGGCATCTTCTTGTCTACTTTCATTTGCATTCTCTTTGCCGAGCTCGCTCCCCTGTCGCAATGTGCGTCTGGAGTTCTCCATAATCTCATTGTCTCTGGATCTACTTGTTCTCTTAGATTCGAGGGTCGTGTTCTGCCTTTCCTGTGTCCCTGCATTAATTTCATGGTTCCCTCTTTTG